AACTTGAAACCTCCCCAGCCGGAAGGCGGCTCACGGCGCGACTCCTTTTGTGCAAGGATGAGTGGCATGAAGAAGAAGCTAACCTCTGCCAAGACAGCCAACGATCCAGATTCACGGATCAATAAAGCATTGAGGGCATGGAATTGTTAGATCTAAACACCGCTTGGTCTGCTGTCCTGTCTTTAGTGATTGGATTGTTAGGCTATATGATGAATGAAAAGTTCAGGGAACTGGCTCGTGTCACGATCCTGTTGAACAAAACACGCGAGGAGGTTGCCCGTGATAACGTTACTCAAGCAGAAGTGGATCGAATTACGAACCACATTGACCAACGCTTTAACAAACTTGAAGCAAAAATTGACCAGCTTATTCAAGCGGGGAAATGATGCCGAGCAAAAGTAAAGCGCAACACAATTTCATGGCCGCGATAGCTAATTCGCCATCGTTTGCTAAGAAAGCCGGAGTGCCTACATCAGTGGGTAAAGACTTTGTAACTGCCGATAAAGGCAAGAAATTTTCTAAAGGTGGCGATATGAAAAAGATGAACATGGGTGGATATGCAGATGGCGGTATGCCAATGGTTATGAAAGATGGAAAAAAAGTTCCAACTTTTGCTGCTGACGGTGTGGGCAAAATGAAAAAAGGCGGCATGGCTCATGAAGATGTCAAGATGGACAAGAAGATGATGCAAAAAGCCGTGAACAAACACGAAGGCCGCCTGCACAAAGGTTCAACTATGACTAAGTTGGCTTCTGGCGGTATGGCTCCATCTAAGATGGGCGCTGTTAAAACTGGTAAAACTCCTGATGGTATTGCTACAAAAGGCAAAACTAAAGGAACAATGATTGCCATGAAGCGTGGCGGAAAGTGCTAAGCCATGAAAAAATACGCTGATGGCGGCATCTATACCGCTGAGATGGGTAAGCCTCCAATGAATCCTGAAAGCGCACCGGCTGCTAAAAAGCCTATGCCTAAAGCACCTAAGAAACCTGTACCAAAAGATACAGTGTTCCGTGAAGGTATGCCTGTGCCCCAAGACATTGACGGTAGATCTGTCAAAAGAATGGCCAAAGGCGGCTCAGCTTTTAGTCGTGCTGATGGTTGTATTACCAAAGGTAAAACTAAAGGCACAATGATTACCATGAAAAATGGCGGGATGTGCTGATATGACGGCCTCAAAAACTTCAGTAGTTAAGTCTTTAAAAAAAGCTGGATTCTATGAGGCTCCAAAACCTAAACGTCTTAGCATTATTAATAAAGTTACAACCAAACCTCAACGGATAGAGATGGTTGATAAATTATTTTTAGCTAAGAAGAAAAGTAAGGGTAACGCAAAATGATGGCTAGCCGTGGAATGGGAGCAATATCTCCCAGTAAAATGCCAAAAGGAAAGCGTAAAGCTCGCCGCGATAATACTGACTTTACGCAGTATGCAGAGGGCGGTAAAGTCAATGCTGCTGGTAACTATACAAAGCCAGATTTGCGTAAGCGAATTGTGTCTCAAGTAAAAGCCGCAGCAACGCACGGTACTGGCGCTGGTCAATGGTCTGCTCGTAAAGCTCAACTTGTAGCTAAAAAATACAAGGACGCTGGTGGAGGATATAGAGATTGAAAGCCCCTCAAAAATCGCTCAAGGATTGGGGCGACCAGAAATGGCGCACTAAGTCTGGTAAGCCGTCAAGTAAGACGGGGGAGCGGTATTTGCCTGAAGCGGCTATTAAGTCTTTGTCTCCGCAAGAATATGCGGCTACAACCAAAGCCAAACGTGCTGGCAAAGCATCTGGTAAACAGTTTGTAGCTCAACCTAAAGCAATAGCAAAGAAAACGGCAGGATTTAGATGACCACTACCGGCTCAACCCTATTCAATATGGATTTCACGGAGATCGCTGAAGAGGCGTGGGAGCGGGCTGGTCGTGAAATGCGTTCTGGTTATGATCTTAGAACTGCCCGGCGGTCGATGAATCTAATGACCATTGAGTGGCAATCCAAGGGTATCAACATGTGGACGATGGAGCAGGGGATCATTAACTTGACCCCCGGCTTGGCTACTTATGCACTACCTACAGATACCATTGATTTGTTAGAACATGTTATTCGTACTGGATCTAATACAGCTTCTACTCAAGCTGATTTGACTATTACACGTATTAGTGTTTCTACCTATGCAACAATACCAAACAAGTTACAACAGGCGCGACCGATTCAAGTATGGATCCAGCGGTTATCTGGCGAGACAAATCCTACAAATGCTGTACTTGATGGTGCTCTTACCTCTACAGACACTACGATCACACTTAGCACGGTGGTTGGGTTAGCTGGATCTGGGTTTATCCGGCTAGGTACTGAAGATATTTACTATACTTATGTATCAGGGAATACCCTTGGTGGTGTATTCCGTGGACAGAATAACACGACAGCCGCTGCTCAAGCAGATGGTACTGCGGTGTTTGTGCCACAACTTCCTTCGGTAACTGTGTGGCCTACGCCAGATAACAGCACACCTTACCAATTTGTTTACTACCGACTGCGTAGAGTGCAAGATGCTGGCGCTGGTGTAGAAACTGCTGACATGAACTTCCGCTTCCTGCCTTGTTTGGTAGCTGGTTTGGCGTACCACATTGCTATTAAAGTGCCTGAATTGATGCCTCGCATTCAGATGCTTAAACAGATTTACGATGAAACCTTTGAGATTGCCGCAGGTGAAGACCGCGAGAAAGCAGCGATTAGGTTTGTTCCTCGTCAGATGTTTATTGGTAGCACGTAATGGGAAATAGGTTTGCATCCGGCAAGATAGCGATTGCTGAATGTGATCGCTGTGGGCAACAGTATCAATTGAAGGCGCTTAAGACTGAGATCATTAAGCAGCGTAAATATCAGTTGTTGGTATGTCCAGAATGCTGGGATCCAGATCAGCCACAGTTGATGCTTGGAACGTTTCCTGTGGACGATCCACAAGCTTTGCGTAACCCACGTAAAGACACAACGTATGTCACTTCAGGCGTTAATGCTGCTGGTAATTTATCAGGTGGTTCGCGGAACATTCAATGGGGCTGGAATCCAGTAGGTGGAGCCAGTTTAAATGATGCAGGATTGACACCAAACTACTTGGTGGCAACGACATTTGTTGGTACAGTTACAGTATCTTAAGGAGATTAAAATGGCATATACAAAATCAGCCGACGGCATTGCTAAAAAGGGTAAGACTGAGGGTAAAAACCTTGGTGATAGTGGCCCTGTTGCTGCCATGATGCATGGCGGAAAAGGCAAAGGTAAGGGTAAAACCAATGCCGATATGAAGACTATGGGTCGTAACTTGGCAAAGATTGCCGCACAGAAACGAGGTTAATCATGGCTACATTCAGCAAAAAAATGATGGGTAAAGAAGTTGGCGATGCCAAGGTCTATGCCACGCCACACACAATGACTGGTAAAGTTGTTAAAGCTACTGACAACCCCGGTTCTGGCCCTGACCACAGTGATGCTAATACAGTCAATATGTCTGTAGGTAACATTAATCGTCGTCCTCAGCCGGCTACCAAGACATCTGGTATCAAGATGCGTGGTGCAGGCGCGGCGACTAAAGGTGTTATGTCACGAGGCCCAATGGCCTAAAGGTTACTTATGCCAATGACTTACGCTCAACTTGTTGCTGCTGTAGTTGACTACACGCAGAACACGTTTGACACGACTGCAATCAATACAATGATTAAGCAGGCGGAGCAGCGCATCTATAACACGGTGCAGATTGCTAACTTGCGTAAGAACGTAACAGGTGTATTGGCAACTGGTAATAAGTACTTGGCTTGTCCAGAAGACTTTTTGTCAACATACAGTCTAGCCATATACCCATATAACGCTACTACGGCCACCGGAACTGCTGGTCAAAAGACCATTGTTGTGGCTAGTGCAACAGGTATTGCGGCGGGACAGCAAGTCACTGGTACAAACATTGGTACTAACGCCATCGTTCGTAGCATTAGCGGAACGACAGTTACTTTAACTGTTGCTAATAGCGGTACGGTGAACGGCGCAGTGGTGTTTCAAGGTGACTATCTGTACTTGCTAAACAAAGATGTGAACTTTATTCGTGAAGCTTATCCTTTAAGTGCAGTGTCATCTGAGCCTAAGCACTACGCCATCTTTGGCCCGCAGTCAGCTAACGTGAATGAGTTGTCGTTTATTCTTGGCCCTACGCCTAATGCTAACTACTATGCAGAACTGCATTACTACTACTATCCAGAATCTATTGTTACTGCTTTGACTACGTGGTTAGGTGATAACTTTGACTCAGCATTGCTGTATGGCACTTTGTCTGAGGCTGGAACTTACATGAAGAGCGCACCGGAAGACGGCATGTATAAACTGTACCAAGAACGGTACGTTCAAGCTATTGCACTTCTCAAGAACTTGGGTGATGGTAAACAACGTGCTGATGCTTATCGTGATGGTCAGGTTAGGGTTGCAGTATCATGAGTAGTATTGTCCAAACTCAAACGACTAGCTTTAAAAAAGAGCTATATACAGGCGTTCATAACCTATCTACCAATACGTTAAAGATTGCCCTGTATACGGCTAATGCTAATTTAAACGAAGCTACCACTGCATATTCTTCTGTAAATGAAGTTAGTGGGGGTGGTTATACCCTTGGCGGCGTAACGCTGACTGGCGTAACCATTAGCTCATCTGGATATACAGCTTTTGTAGACTTTGCTGATGTGGTGTTTAACGCATCGGTTACGGCTCGTTGTGCACTAATTTATAACGATACCGTTGTCGGTAAACCATCTATTGCTGTGTTGGACTTTGGGTCTGACAAAACATCTACCAATTTCACCATCACAATGCCTGCTAACACAGCGACAGCAGCATTAATTCGTTCTTCCAATTAAGGAGCTTCCCATGACTATGGACAAAATTACCGCTACAGATAAAGTGGAAGCGGTTACTAAATACAACACAATGCCTGCTGATACTATGGGTATTGGTGGCCATTACACGGCTGTTTGCTACAGCGTTGATGGCTTTATTAAGTGGACTGATGAGATTGAAAACATCGTTACAACTGTAGGTCGTAACTTTACTTTAGATACTGCCTTTGGTAACACCGCTGGTGGTGCTGTGGTGATGGGTTTAAAGGGTACTGGTACAGCGGTAGCTGCTGACACTCAAGCTTCCCACGCAAGCTGGTTAGAGGTAGGTGGCACCAACGCCCCTGCTTATTCTGGTAATCGTCCTACGCCTTCGTTTAGTGCGGCTTCTGCGGGTAGCAAAGCTACGTCTTCTGCTGTGTCATTTTCCATGACTAGCTCTGGTACTGTAGCTGGTTGTTTTATCAACATTGGCGGTAGCTCAACTAAAGATTCAACCACTGGAACATTGTTTTCTGCTGGTGATTTTTCTAGTTCTAAGTCTGTGGTTAACGGCGACACCATTGCGGTTACTTATACTGCTACATTGACAGCAACCTAAAATGGCAACCGGCTGGGGTGATCTTGCTTGGGGTGATGGCTACTGGGGTGGCTCGGATGTCTTCGAGGTAGCCGTAACAGAAACTATAGCAATCACCACATCCGAGGCGGCAACAGCCAGTTTTGGTGTCTCTATTACGGAGACAGCGGCATATACAGAAGCTCAAGCAGTATTAGCAACCTTTGTTGTATCTAGGACAGAATCTGCGGAATACACAGAAGTCCAAGAAGTAGCTGCCACTTTTGCTCAGAGCATTACGGAAAGTGCTTCTATTGCAGATACTAATGCGGCGGCAACGGCTTACACAGCCAGCGTATTAGATACTGCGGCCATTAGTTCTGCTGAGTCAGCTACTGCAAACTTCCCTGTATCTGTTACAGAAAATGCCAATATTGCCACAGTAGAACAAGCTGTAGCTTTGTTTGTAGCTGACATTACTGAGTCTATTAGCGTAGCCGAGGTAGCTCTTGCCACCTTGATTATGACGATCAATGAGTCAATGTCGGTTTTAGACAGCACTACAGTCGGTACGTTTTATACAGAATTTCTTAATGAATCTGCATCTATTAGTGACAGCCCAACTGCAATAACTGGGTATGGCGTAAATAGAACTGAGACAATGGCAATAACTTCCACAGAATTTGGTAGAAATTTGTGGGAAGTTATAGATGACACAGAGGCCGCAAACTGGCAAAATATCAGCAATCCGCAAACACCGGGCTGGGCTGCTGTTGACAATACAGAATCACCCGGTTGGACACAAATTTCTACTCAGTAGGAGAATTAAATGGCAAACACATCGCTAATTGGACTAACCCTCCCAGTACAAGGAACTCTATCCGGTAGTTGGGGTAATACGGTTAACAACGCGATCTCCCAGATTGTGGACGTTGCCGTTGCTGGCACACAGACAATTACGGTTGATACAGACATTAACTTGGCGGTTACAGTAGGCACTGATTCAAGCACAGGTTTAACAGCCAATAGCTCTCAGTACGCAGTTCTCTTGTGTACAGGCGCACGTACAGCACTGCGATTTATCAACACCCCCAAGCAGTCTAAGACCTACGTTGTTATTAACGATACGACAGGCGGTTTTGCGGTAACAGTTCGTGGTGGCCCCTCAACCCCTACAACGGGCGTAACGGTAGCTGCTGGTACACGGGCAATCATTGCTTGGAACGGTTCTGACTTTGTGAATGTGGGCGGTGGCTCTGCTGGTGGCTCTAACACACAGGTTCAGTTCAACAGTTCTGGCTCATTTGGTGGTTCTGCTAACCTGACATTTGACGGCACAACGCTGACGGCCAATGATTTAATTGACTCTTCGCTAACAGCCAGCAAGCCTGTATTTACAAATGGCACTAAAAACTTGGTGTCTACTGGAACGCTTGGTGTGGATCAAGGCGGTACCGGCCTTACTACTTTGACTGCTAATAACGTCATTCTGGGTAATGGAACATCAACACCAACTTTTGTAGCACCTAGCACAGCAGGTAATGTTTTGACTTCTAATGGCACAACGTGGGCATCCACTGCTCCGGCGGCTTCTGGCGCTACCAAAGGTCAGGCAATCGCTTTCTCAATCGTATTCGGTCTGTAAAGAATTATCATGGAACTTACCCAAGAAATGGTTAAAAAGATGTTTGACTACCGTGCAGACGGTGAGTTGATTCGTCGCCATTCTATAATGGGTAATGGTAACTATGCTGGTGCTGTGGTTGGTACAAAACCAACAGGCGCTCGTAACTTCAGATACAGTACAACTAAAATTCATGGTGAGCATTGGTGTGTTCACAAGCTAATTTATCTGTATCATCATGGAGTGGTTCCAGATCAATTGGATCACATTAATCGGGACTCGACTGATAACAGAATAGAAAATTTGCGTCCTGCCAATTCATCTGAGAATACCCGTAACCGCAGATTGTTTTCAAACAACACATCTGGCTGTAAGGGAGTTACATGGAATAAGCGCATAAAAAAATGGCAGTCTTATGTATCAATGAATTCAAAGACAAAACATCTTGGTTATTTTGAAGATTTAGAATTGGCAGACCTTGTTTCAACTGAAGCCCGTGATCTATATCATGGCAAATACGCAACTCATGCGTGAAGGAGATATATCATCGCAAATCCCAACATAGTTAACGTCACGACCCTAACGGGCAATACAACGTATCTAACGCCCGGCAATACAACAGCTAACACTCTGCTGTCTAACGCTGCATCTTCTGGTCTGGTCTTTAAGATCAACCAGATTGTGTGTGCTAATGTGAACGGCTCAAGTGCAGTAAATGCAACGGTAGCAATTAACAACCAAGCTGCCGGCGCAGGTACAAACTACCCAATCATCTCTACGATCTCAGTGCCTGCTAGTGCATCTGTGATTGCAGTGGATAAGACAACGGCTGTGTACCTGATGGAGAACTCATCCATTGTGGTGACATCTGGTACATCTAGCGGTATCACTTACACGATCTCATACGAGAGCATCGCCAGTTAAGCGGGGAACAGTATGTCTATAAGACAAATGTTTCCGGGGAGTATTGTTAAGCCGGGGTTTAATCCTCTAGCGGTTCAGACACCTATCTATACTTACAATTTGTACGGTTGGGGCGATAACTCTTATGGTCAATTAGGATTGGGCAATATAACTAATCGCTCTTCTCCTAATCAAGTCGGTGCTTTGACTGATTGGTTAAGCATTGTTACTAGATACAGCACATTGGCTTTAAAAACTAACGGGACAATTTGGGCTTGGGGTAGGAATCAAGCAGGCCAATTGGGACTTGGTAACACTACCTACTATTCATCTCCAAAACAAGTCGGTTCTTTAACAACTTGGTCTGTTGTGGCAACTATTAACAATGCGTCTATGGCATTAAAGTCTGATGGAACACTATGGACATGGGGTGGTAATAGTTTTGGCGCATTAGGTCTTGGCGATACTATATCTAGGTCTAGCCCAGTACAAGTTGGAGCTTTGACCAATTGGGCAAAGATTTCTACAGGTGCAAATTTTGGTGGTTTTGCAATTACAACTAGTGGCGCTTTGTATGGCTGGGGTTACAACACTTCAGGTGCATTAGGGTTGGGTAATGTCACCAACTATTCGTCACCTAAGCAGGTCGGTTCATTAACTAATTGGTCATCTGTTGTATCTGGAATACAAAACACTTACGCAATTAAAACAGATGGCACATTTTGGGCTTGGGGTAACGGTAACTATGGGGCATTAGGTCTTGGTAACTCAACATATTATTCCAGCCCAAAACAAGTCGGAGCTTTGACCAATTGGTTGCAAGTTTCGGCATCGGAATATTCTGCATTAGCTGTTAAAACTGACGGTACATTATGGTCTTGGGGAGATGGTGGTTCAGGCGTTTTGGGTTTAGGTAATACAAGCAATTACAACTCTCCCAAGCAGGTTGGTGCTTTAACTGCATGGACTGCTGTAAGGCTTGGTAAAAACTTTGCTATTGCTTCTAAAACAGACGGAACTATTTGGACTTGGGGAAATAATACTTTAGGTGAATTAGGTTTAGGCAATACAACCAACAGAAGTTCCCCAGTACAAGTAGGAGCACTTGCCACTTGGGGCTATATTACTGCTGGCGCTCAATCAACTTTTGCCCTAGCTTTCTAAGAGACAACTATGCCAGTAACAATCCCCGGCGTTCAATACTCAGGCATCTGGACAATGCAACAGGTGAATGCCGCTATTGCGGCTGGGACTTGGCCTGTCGGTAGCCCCCAATTTCTTTGGGGCTGGGGAACAAATAATTATGGTCAACTTGGACTTGGCAATACAACTTATTCGTTTTCATCACCGCAACAAGTTGGTTCATTGGCTACATGGAAAAGTGTAACTAGTAAATACTTTAATACAACAGCTTTAAAATCAGACGGCACTCTTTGGGCTTGGGGCTATAATCAATACGGGGTTTTAGGGCTTGGTAACACAACAGATTATTCATCACCTAAACAGGTTGGTGCTTTGACTGCTTGGTCTAAAATTCGTAATGGGGCATATCACACTCTAGCCATAAAAACAGACGGCTCTCTTTGGGCATGGGGATACAATGCTTTTGGGCAACTTGGTTTGGGTAATACAACCAATCGATCTTCTCCCGTCCAAGTAGGTTTATTAACTGATTGGCTTGAAATAGGCGCTGGCAATTACAACACCCTTGCTGTTAAAACAAATGGCACTCTTTGGGCTTGGGGTTACAACGCTAACGGAAATCTTGGTTTAGGTAACCTCACATATTATTCATCCCCAAAACAAGTTGGCGCTTTAACAAACTGGGCTACTGTTGCAGGCGGATTTTATTTTTCTTTAGCCGTTAAAACAGATGGAACACTTTGGTCTTGGGGAGGTAACAACCAAGGTCAATTAGGTTTGGGCGATCAAACTTACAGATCATCTCCTGTTCAAGTTGGCGCTTTAACTACTTGGTACAATATTTCGGGTGGCAATACTTTTACTGTTGCGACTAAAACAAATGGCACATTGTGGTCATGGGGCCGAAACAATTTGGGGCAATTAGGTTTAGGTACTACTAGCTATTATTCTGCTTCTCCTAACCAAATAGGTTCTTTAACAACTTGGTTAAACATAGCTAATGGTTACAGTTTTGCTATTGCTACACAAACAAGCGGCGCTCTTTATGCTTGGGGGCGTAACAATTCTGGACAATTAGGTCAAGGTGACACGGTAAATCGTTCTTCTCCAACTCAAGTTGGTGCATTAACTACTTGGACAACAATTGGTGCTGGGATACATTTTCCATTGGCAATCAAAGGATAATAACTGCATGAACAAAACACTGCACTTCCTCTCTGGCATTCCTCGTTCTGGCTCGACAGTCCTTGCGGCTATCCTGAACCAGAACCCAATGACTCATGTATCCACCACATCTGGGCTTGTCCACGCCCTTGATGGGCTTGCCAACACATGGCATTCGGCTGGCTTGCTGAACGAAAACGACCCGGAGAGAACAAAGTTAGCGCAGACCATGCGCGGGGCAATTGATGCGTTCTACGAAGACACTGACAAGCCTGTCATCATCGACAAGTCCCGTGGCTGGCCTATTGGTCAAATTATGGGTGCTATGTCGCAGGTGCTAGGTCGTCAGCCTAAGATCATTGCTACTGTTCGCTCAGTGCCTGACTGCGCCGCCAGCTTCATTCGTGTAGCAAAACCCACAGACCTAGACGAATTCATGGCAACTGGTCAACTGATGGATCACCTCAAAGCCGCTTACATCTCCCTCCAGAATGGCTACGAGTACGCACCAGAGAACTTCCTATTTGTTGAGTATGAAGACCTGTTAGCTGACCCCAAAGCGCAGTTAGCCCGTATCCATGAGTTCTTGGGTCTGCCTGAGTTTGCCTACGACTTCAACAACATTGATGGCTCAAGCGTAGCTGAAGATGATGAAAACTTGCACGGTCACGCAGGGATGCACGATGTCAAGCCTGTATTGGCGGCGCAGCATAAGCAAGACCCCCGCGACCTGCTGAAGCACCACTACTCAGCTTTCTGTCAGCCTGAGTTCTGGCTTGAGCGTCCACGCACAGTTCCTGAGTTGCATGACCTAGACCTACAGCTTGCCGCATCCACAATGGGTGACTTTGCTGAAGGCTGGAGACTGGCCCAAAAGTTAGAAGCTGAAGAGCCTAGCAACCACCGAGCCGCCTATAACCGTGGCTGGTACTTACTGCGTCAAGGTCAAATCCAAAAGGGCTACGGCTTGATGGACAGAGGCCGTATCGTAGGTGTCTTTGGTAACTCACGACCTGATGTGCCTACACCCCAGTGGGATGGCAAGACAAAGGGTACGGTCATGCTGTATCTGGAAGGCGGTCTGGGCGATCAGATTCACCAGATTCGTTATGCCAAGCTAATCGCAGAGCGTGGCTGTAAGGTGGTGGTGTCTTGTACTGGCCCACTAGCATCATTGTTCCAAGGCGTAGAAGGCGTATCAGCCGTTGTTCAGCACGAGGCTACCTTTGGTATCTACCACGACTTCTTTGTGTCTGGAATGTCTGCTGTAGTGCCTCTAGGCTTAGAACTCCGTGACCTGTCTGGTGCGCCATACCTTGAGAAGCCAATGTCAATCAAAGGTCGCAAAAAACGCATCGGTCTGCGCTGGCAGGGCAACAGTAAGTTTGAGCACGAACACAATAAGAAATTCCCTTATGAACTCATGTTTGAGGCGGTAAAGGATATTGATGCTGAGTTTGTTTCCCTTCAAAGAGATGAAGGAATGGAAGCGTGTCCAGCTTGGGTTAAGCAAGTCCCCTTGAATACTTGGCAAGATACCCAGCAAGCTGTAGCAAGTTGCGATCTGGTCATCTCAGCTTGTACCAGCGTGTCACACCTATCGTCTGCCATGGGCGTAGAAACTTGGGTAATAACGCCTGTAATGCCATACTTTTTGTATTCCATGGACGGCGACAAAACACCATATTACGATAGCATGAGACTGTTTAGGCAAGAAGTTTACGGCGATTGGACGCATCCGTTCTTGTCAGTTAAAGCAACTTTGATTAAAATGTTTGGGCAACCTAAACTAAGGAATGTGGCGTGACTGAAGAATCTTGCACCGTGTATGAGATTGCCAACCAGTTGGATGGCATGAAATACTTTGGTGTAACAAAAAATCCACACAAACGGTTTATTTACCATTGTGCAAAATCAAAAACTAAATCGTACATTTCTCATGCAATAGCAAGACATGGGAAAGAAAACTTCCAAATAAAAGTGCTTCTGGTAAGCAACCGCAGGTACTGCTTGGAAATGGAAGCAAAACTTATCAAAGCGTACAACACAGTTGCACCAAATGGGTATAACATTTGTGGTGGTGGTGAAGGCCCAGTTGCTTCATTATTTGGCGATAAGAATCCAATGTTTGGCAGAAAACAAAAGCCAGAATCAGTTGCCAAAAGCAGGGCTGGTGTTTTGGGTTCAAACAATTATTTAGCTAAAGAGTTTGTGGCTACCGACCCTACTGGTAAACAATACACTGGCAAGGGCTTGGCGCTTTTTTGTTTGGAATATGGTTTGCATACTTCCAATATGGCGCAAGTGGCTAGGGGTTTGCGGAATCATAGCAAAGGCTGGAAGGTTCAATATGTTTAATCTGTCTAACAAGCCAGCATTGAGGAGTGTAGCGTGAGCTTTAGATACGCCGCTGGGATAAACAAGCCGGGGTTCAACCCGCTGGCGGCTCAGACAAGCACTCTTCAAACTACGCTGTTTAGCTGGGGGTATAACACCCAAGGTCAGTTAGGTTTAGGAAATGTTACCTATTATTCCTCTCCAAAACAAATAGGCTCTTTAACTAATTGGGCTACTGTATCTAACGGAACAAACTTTAGTACAGCAATTAAAAGAGATGGCACATTTTGGGCTTGGGGTTTAAACAGCAATGGGCAACTTGGCGTAGGAAATACAACCAGTTACTCTAGTCCAAAACAAATTGGCGCTTTAACTACTTGGTCTAAAACTGCTGGTGGTTTTACTCATGTCCTTGCAATTAAAACAGACGGAACTCTGTGGGCATGGGGTGATAATGCTCAAGGTCAATTAGGCGACGGCACTACAACTCAACGAAACTCTCCCGTTCAAATTGGCGCGTTGACTATATGGTCAAACATTGCAGGGGGTAGTGATTTTTCAATAGCTACTCAAACCAACGGTACGCTTTGGAGTTGGGGTCGTAGCACCTATGGCCAACTTGGACTTGGGAACACTACTAGTTACTCCTCTCCTAAACAAATTGGTGCATTAACGGCATGGTCTAAAGTAACCACTGGAAACATTTATGCCCTTGCCGTTAAAACTGATGGTACTTTATGGTCTTGGGGTTATAACAACTATGGTCAACTTGGTGTTGGCAACACCACCAACTATTCTTCCCCCAAACAAATTGGTGCGTTAACCACTTGGTCTACCATTGATGCTGGCTGGGCTTTTGCTCTTGCCGTTACAACAGGCGGCGCTCTTTATGCTTGGGGTGAGAACGGAACGGGTCAACTAGGTCAAGGTAACTTTACTGATAGATCATCTCCAAATCAAATAGGTGCACTTACTACATGGGCAGTCCCCGCTGGTGGCAGGGCACACAGTCTTGCCACTACAACAGGGGGAGAGCTTTGGTCATGGGGTCAAAATACTTACGGTGAGCTTGGTCTAGGTAGTACAGCAATAAAACTTTCTCCTAATCAAGTAGGGTCAAATACTACTTGGCTTATTGTGGCGTGTGGTCAATATCACACAACAGCGGGATAGAACTATGGCAACTACAACAGTCGTATCAGGCGTTCAATACTCAGGTATCTGGAACATCAGCAGTCAAGCCAATGCTAAGGCGGCAAATACTTGGCCTGTCCCTCCTTCTCCAGCTTTGTTTACATGGGGGGCTGGTGCATTTGGTGTTTTAGGTTTAGGAAACACAACTAATTATTCATCCCCTAAACAAGTTGGCTTATTAAAAGCGTGGTTAAATTTAGCAAGTGGTGCATCCCATGTAATATCAAGCAAAGAGGATGGGACTCTTTGGGCGTGGGGCAGAAATAATTCAGGCCAACTTGGTGTAGGAGACACTGCTAATAAATCATCACCAACTCAAATTGGCGCGTTAACAACTTGGTTAAAAGTTGCGGCGGGTGGATATTCATCATATGCAATAAAAACTGATGGAACTTTATGGTCTTGGGGTAGTAATAGCGCAGGCCAATTAGGTCTTGGCAATATAACCTACTACTCAAGTCCCAAACAGATTGGTGCTTTAACTACTTGGTTATCAATTGCTAGTGGTTTTTACACTGCAATTGCAATTAAAACTGACGGAACATTGTGGTCTTGGGGAAATAATACTTATGGACAACTTGGTATTGGCAATACATCTGTTAGGTCATCCCCAGTTCAAGTTGGCGTTTTAACTAATTGGCTTAATATTGCAAGTGGTAAATATTACACTTTATCTGTAAAAACAGATGGAACACTGTGGTCTTGGGGTCAAAATAACTCAGGACAGTTAGGTCTTGGAAATACAACTGCATACTCGTCACCTAAACAAGTTGGCGCATTAACTGCTTGGAATATTGTAGCTAGTAAAGAAAATCATGGTTTATCCATTAAAACTGATGGTTCATTGTGGTCATGGGGTGTTAATGGTAATGGACAACTTGGTCTTGGAGATAGCGCAAATCGGTCATCCCCAGTTCAAGTTGGCGCTTTAACTAATTGGTTAAAAATAACAGGTGGTCAATATCAATCTTTATCAATTAAAACGGATGGCACTCTGTGGTCATGGGGAGATGGTGGTGGTGGAAGACTTGGATTGGGAAATACTACCCAGTACAACTCACCAAAACAAGTTGGAGCATTAACTAATTGGGCCGTTGTTTCAACTGGTACAACTGCAACTGTTGCAACTGCATACCTTTAATTTAAAATAACTTTTTAACAAGGAGTCTTAAATGACACATTATGTACAAGTCCTCAATGGGGAAATCAAACAAGTCTGGGACACACCTCCCGCAGAAGGCGTAGGCAATAACGGCTGGCGCAACGCTGTGGAAGTTCGTCCTGCAATCACAGCACACCGTCAGGGCTACACTGCCCACCGCTTTGATCTGAGCACTGATCCAGTGCAGATCATTTGGGACACATACGATATTTCTGTGGCTGACCGCAAAAACGGTATGAAATCCAACGCAGGTTTTGGATTCCAACAAGTGGTGATGGAGCAGTCCCGCCTACAGCTTTCTCCTAACGCTAACGAGCAGTACGATGCCACAGCGGTAGAGACAGCGCGTCAGGCTATGTTGACCAAGCAAGCCGCTATCGAAGCCGCTACAACTCACGATCAATTAGACGCTCTGCTATGAAGCGTATTTTGATTATGGGTTTGCCCGGCGCGGGTAAGACCACCTTAGCTCAACACATCCTTGATCACTTGCAAGCAGAACGCAAGACGGTCATGTGGCTTAACGCCGATGATGTGCGTAAGAAGTACAACGACTGGGACTTTTCCCACGAAGGCCGTATTCGTCAGAGCCTACGGATGCGTGAGCTTGCTGACAGCTACGATGTAGACTATGTGATCTGCGACTTTGTTGCTCCTCTTGTTGAGATGCGTAACAACTTTAAAGCTGACTGGACTATCTGGGTTGACACCATCAATCAAGGTCGTTTTGAAGACACCAACAAGGTGTTCGTTCCTCCTAAAGAATATGACTTCAGGATCACCGAGCAGAAGTCTGAGAAGTGGGGTGAGTTCATTGCCGCACACATCTTGGATGACCGCCGCCGCCCTGTGTTTGACTGGCAAAAAGAAACAGTCCAGATGCTTGGCAGATGGCAACCGTGGCATGAAGGCCACCGTAAACTGTTTGAACGGGCGTTAGCTAAGACTGGTCAAGTTGTGATCCAGATCAGGGACTGCCAAGGCTGGAACGGCTCTAACCCGTTTGCCGCCAATCAGGTCAAAGAGTTTATTAGCCGTGATCTAGACCCCCTGTACCAAGGTCAGTACGAAGTTCAATTGGTTCCTAACATTGTCAACATTACCTACGGGCGCGATGTTGGATACAAGATTGAGCAGGAATCTTTTGACGATGCTACCCACGCTATCTCGGCAACCAAGATACGCAAAGAGATGGGAATTGAATAAGTACCATGTGCGCTTTAACACCAAGCACAATGGCTCTGACTTGGTGTGGCGTATCTTTGAGAACGGTGATGAACATCTTGCCACTGATGTAAGAATCGTTGGCGAGACTTTCACGGAATGCACTCACGAGCACGGCGAAACCAAATGGAACATTGCCTGCAAGGGTAGGCTAGTCTGGGTGGACAAAGTAGCTGTGATCGTGACTGACAAAGACTAATGACTATTGTCTTCACCAATGGATGCTTTGATGTGCTCCACCGTGGGCACATCGAGTATCTAAAGCAGTCCCGTCAACTTGGGACTAGACTGGTTGTGGGGCTGAACTCAGACGCTTCTGTTAAGAGGCTCAAGGGTGATAACAGACCTATCAACAATCAGGACGACCGCAGGGCACTGTTGCTGGCGCTCAGGTGTGTAGATCAGGTGGAAATCTTCGAGGAAGATACGCCACTAGAGTTGATCATGCGCATCAACCCTGACATCATTACCAAGGGGGGTGACTACCAGCCTGCTCAAGTTGTGGGACACGCTGTTGTTCAGAAAACAGTTATCATTCCATTTTTAGACGGGTATTCATCAACAAGGATTATCCATGCGGTTAAAAGGAATAGTGGAGAAGGGTTGGGGTTCGGAGCTAATCTGGGCAACCAACGATAAATACTGCGGAAAGCTGATGACCTTTCGCAAGGGTGCTAAGTTTTCCATGCACTTCCACGCTGAGAAAGACGAGACTTGGCTAGTCCAAGGTGGTCTGTTCAAGGTCATCTGGATTGACACCAAAGATGCCAGCCGCCATGAGAAGGTTCTCAACATTGGGGACACATGGCACAACCCACCATTATTGCCACACCAGCTAGTCTGCCTAACAGCAGGTGTGATCTTGGAAGTCTCAACTGCTGACTCCGTGGAGGATAACTACCGAGTCGAAACAGGAGACAGCCAATGCGCATCCTAGTCATTGGTGACGGTTGTATCGACGAATACCGCTATGGCGAGATACGCAGGGTAAACCCTGAATCTACTGCGCCCCTCTTAAACTTTGAGAAAAGCGAAGAGAAGATGGGCATGGCGTTTAATGTTGCTCAGAACCTTCAGGCATTTGGCGCTGAAGTCACCTTGTGCGTTAGCGACGAAATATCCCGCAAGATCAGATACATTGACCGCAGGACTGGTGAGCACCTTCTGAGGGTTGATCAGGATGTGGAGGCTAAGCCCTACGACTTTGGCGTGCCCATGGAGGGGTTTGATGCCATTGTGATCTCTGACTACAACAAGGGGCATGTGCTTGACGAAGTTGTTTTGCAATTGCGCCAGCAGTTTGAGGGGCCAATCTACATGGACACCAAGAAGCGCAACTTGGCAGACTTTCCTGACATTTACATCAAGATCAACCAGCGCGAACTGTACGACTCTACCTCACTGCCTGATTCAGAATATCTGATAGTCACCTATGGCGCTAAGGGCTGTGGATACAAGGACAAGCTATATCCTGCCAAACCTATTGAGGTGTTGGATGTCTGCGGGGCAGGGGATGTATTCCTAGCAGCTATGGTCTATAAGCATTTAGAAACTGGCGACATGGGCCAAGCTTTGCCGTTTGCCAATGAGAAAGCGGCAATATCTTGCCAGAGCATAGGGGCTGTATGCATATCTTAATTACTGGATACAAAGGGTTTATTGGCCAGAACATGGTCAAAGCCCTGTCAGATCACGACCTAGATCTGTGTGAATGGGGTGATGAGTATTCCCTCTATGGAATAGATAGAGTCATTCACCTTGGTGCTATCTCAGATACAAGGTGTCAGGATTGGGTAGCACTACGCAGACAGAACGTAGGGTTTACCATTACTCTTATGGAGAGGTGCCAGCGGGCGGGGATACCTATTCAAATAGCTTCTTCGGCTTCGGTCTATGGGCCAAACAATACGACGTTTAAAGAGACTGACCCAGTAGCTCCTGCTAATCTATACGCTGAATCCAAAGCTTTAATCGAGCAGTACTTCCATGAGATGCGTCCTGTCTCGCCCGTGCAGATCTTTAGATACTTTAATGTCTATGGCCCACACGAAGATCACAAGGGGGATCAGGCTTCTCCGTTTCACAAGTTCCGCGAGCAGGCAAAGACAGGAACGATTAAAATATTTGAAGGTTCAGAAAACTTTAAACGTGACTTTATCCATGTAGATGAAGTTATCAAAGTTCACAGAAAACTTTTAATTTTTCTAGGTTCTGGAATTTGGAACGTAGGAACTGGAAAAACAATGTCATTTTTAGACGTTGCTCGCTTGGCAGCAGATGAATTTTCAGCGAAAATAGAGACTATTCCAATGCCTATTTTGGGTGGGTATCAAATGTATACATGTGCTGACATGACCAAACTGAACGGGATATTGAAATGAGAGACTGGGCCGAGGCAATTATTGCAGCGGCCTGTATAGTCGCCTTTGTAATCTTTGGAACCTACATGATTGCATGGAGTTGGGGTTTATATGGAACTTGAGTATTACACCAAGATTATTGGTGCGGTAACTGCCTCAACTGCCATGATCGGTGGTGGTTATACACTTGCCGACAAGTTTGGTGTGTTCCACAAGGACATTCTCAAATGGTCACCAGAGCACTTTCAAATATCCGATGCACCTGCAAATGGCGAATTCAAGGTTGTAGTGGCTCGTCAGAAGCTCAGAGATAACTGCGAAGTTACGTCATTTAAAATAGAGGTGCGGGATTCTGAGTTGGTTGTACACCCAGCCAAACCTAGCATTGCAACGTTTTCAGGCCCAGCCAGCGACACAGTAGATAAGTTTGGATACAAGTTTAAACTTGACACTACTTCACAAGTGACACCCGGCGTTGCTACGTTAATGGCTCACATTAAATACAAGTGCCCCGAAGGTGAAGTAATTGTCAATTACCCTGCACATAAAAACTTAATGTTTACAATAAAGGAATCCAATGTTTGATGTATTAAGTGGTGGTATTTTGGGTTCAGTATTTGGTGGCTTGTTCCGTATGGCCCCCGAGGTGCTGAAGTTCTTTGACAAGAAGAACGAGCGCCAGCATGAACTGTTGATGTTTACACGCCAATGTGAACTAGAGACATTACGTGGTCAGCAGAAGTTGGCTGAGATTGGCGCACAGCGGGAAGCCGCTATTGACGTAGGCGTAATGGATGCGTTTCAGTCTGCCATAGAGCAGCAAGCCACAATGGTCAAAGCCGCTGGTGGTTGGGCTGCATCTTTATCTGCATCTGTCAGGCCAGTCGTAACTTACTGGGTTTTGTTTGTGTGGAGCTTTATCCACGTATGGTTTGCATGGAACGCATGGATTACTGGCGCTCCTCCTGTAGAAGTTTTTAAGATAATGATGTCTCCTGACTTTTCGGCTTTGCTGGCTGGGACAATTAACTTCTGGTTCCTTGATCGTACATTAGCAAAAAGGGGTTTATAAATGGCACACGCTACTACTTGTTTGGTTAACGAAGACGGCCCATGCACTTGTGGGTTTGAAGAGATTCTTGAGGATGAGGCAAGAGAAGCCGCACAAGAGCATCTTGAAGAAGAGCAATGAACCTAGCACTAGCCGCAGAGATGTGCAAACGGTTTGAGGGTTTTCGCTCCAAGCCGTATCTTTGCCCCGCCAATGTAGCCACGATTGGCTACGGTTCTACCTACTACGCAGATAAGCGCAAGGTAACTTTAGAAGATGCACCAATGAGTCAGGAAGAAGCTCACGCGCTTTTAATGATTGAGCTTGAGCATACGTACCTACCCGGTGTTCTGCGTAACTGTCCCGGCTTAATTCTGGACGAACGCAGGTGCAACGCCATCGTGGACTTTGCCTACAATTTGGGCACAGGACGCTTGCAAACATCTACGTTAAAGAGGAAAATCAATGCCAATGATTGGGAAGGAGCAAAAGAACAACTTATGCTCTGGACTAAGGGTGGCGGTCGAGTACTGCCGGGACTATTAAAACGCCGCACGGCTGAGTGCGCTTTGTTGGATTGACCAATGGCACTAAAAAAACTTGTACTAAAACCGGGAGTGAACCGGGAAAACACCCGTTACGCTAACGAAGGTGGTTGGTATGAGTCCGACAAAGTGCGGTTCCGCCAAGGTACGCCTGAAAAGATTGGTGGCTGGGCACGTATATCTACATCCACATTCCAAGGCTTGTGCCGTTCACTGTGGAACTGGATCACACTAGATAATTTAAACCTTATCGGAGTGGGCACTAACTTAAAGTTCTATCTGGAACTAGGTGGTGAGTACAACGACATTACGCCCATTCGGGCAGGAGCTATCCTAAATAACCCGTTTGCTACAACTAACCTGCTTACTTTAGTTACAGTTACAGACGCATCCCACGGCGCAATTACAGGTGACTTTGTAACGTTTAGCAACGTAGCTCCCGTAGGTGGCCTTGATTTAAACGGTGAGTATTCTATTACTTACGTTGATGCTAATACCTACACAATCGTAGCATCTACGGCGGCAACCTCAACTGTTGCGGCTGGTGGCGGTTCAACTGTTAATGCCATCTATCAAATTAACACGGGCGATGCTTATGAAATCCCACTAGCCGGTTGGGGTGCTGGTACGTGGGGCGCAGGAACTTGGGGATTTGGCGGTACGTCAACATCTGCGATTAGGTTGTGGAGTCAGAACAACTTTGGTGAAGACTTAGTTTATGGTTTCCGTGGTGGCCCAATCTATTATTGGGATGCCGGTTATGGCGTAGCCCCTGCTTTAGCTACGGTCACCATAGCTTCTCCTGCGGTGGTTACTGCTGCCTATAGCTTGCCAAATGGCTCTCCAGTCATCCTCACTAACAGTGGTTATCCGTCTGCATTGCCTACGGGACTTAGCCCCGGAACCATCTATTACGTCATTAACTCTAGTGGTAATACTTTTAACTTAGCGGCTACTGTTGGCGGAGCGGCTATTACTACGACAGGAACGCAGTCTGGCGATCACTACATCATGCCTAACGGTGTAGATATCGTAAGTCTGTCGGGCGCATCAGACTGCCCAATCGTTCAGAACTTTGTCTTTGTATCTGACATCAGCCGTTTTGTGTTTGCGTTTGGCTGTAATGACTACGGCTCTACAACGCAGAATCCTATGTTGATTCGTTGGTCGGATCAGGAGTCTGTGGTTAACTGGACACCTTCTGCAACCAATCAGGCTGGTAGTGTTACTTTATCGCACGGCTCTAGCATTGTGACTGCCGTTCAGACCCGTCAAGAAATTTTGGTGTGGACTGATTCTGCCATCTATTCTCTCCAATACATTGGCCCGCCAGTGGTTTGGTCTAGCCAATTGATGGGAGATAACATCTCTATCCTTGGTCAGAACGCAGCAACCCAAGCTTCTG